AAACTCTAAATCCATCAGTTTCTAAAATTCCACCTGTTTCAATAGTTAAATTATCATAAAACATATCTTCTGTTATGGTTGTTGTTCCTGTCAAAATAGTTACATCACCATCTGAACCATCTCCAAATCCTGAATAAGGAAGTGCAGAAGTTCTTGGAATATCTCCAGTTCCTGTAGTATCATCATCTGTAATAAAAGTATTAGCTGCTGCTGGAGTTCCTGAAGAACCTGCCATAGCTGCGATTGTATCTGCTGTAATAGAAGAAGCATCTGTTGTTATTACTCTAGTATCATTGTCTCCAACAACAATAGGGTCAGGAGCAGAGTCAGCTGCCACAGAAAGTTTAGTTGTTCCATGTACTAAGTTTGTAGCTGTTCCCGAAGCACCTGAAACTGCATTAGCTATATCAGTTGCATTAGCTGCTTCCGTTCCAGTCCCTCCAGTTGGTACAGTTACTGTTCCTGTAAATGTAGGGTCTGCATAAATGTCAGCCCAATGTTCTGCTGTGATATTCATTCGTACTGGTTCTGATACATCGTGGGCTTGGTCTGAAGTACCTCCTACACCTCTATTACTGATAGTGATGTAAGTACCACCTCCGTCTGTTCCAACGGCTGTATACTCAACTATTTCTCGTAGTGAGGAGTTATTTGGGGAAACAACTAACCATCCACTTGTAGGTGTTGGTAGTGCTGCCACATATCTATTACCTGTTCCTGTTGTCCAAGCTGTAGATACTGTTGTCTTATAAAAATTTTGTAATGTTTTGCTCATGTTTTTGTTATGTCTTTATTATACTATAAATTACTAATAATGTCAAGCCCTGTGGGTTATTTAAACTGAAATAATGTTACCTGGCTTAAACATCTTTCTTGGTTCTTTATGACCAAATAAAGCATATTCAGCGATGGTAAATGTTTCTCCAGCGTTTGAACTTGATAATCCGATTGTTAATGTTTGTGCCTTTGATAAAAAGGAAATTCTATTCTTTAAGAAAGGAGAGGAATCTACTGTTTGACCAAATGAATCAGCTACTAGGACTTCTCCTACATCTGTTTCACCAATAGAACCTAACTCATTCTCTAAACCTTGTCCAATATAAAATGTTCTTGTCTTTTCTGAACGAATGTCATTTGCATCTTGTTTAATAGTTACTTTAATCTTTCCTTGTAAGTTTTTAAACATTAAATCAAGATAACGATAAATATTAAATTTATTAAAGTCTTTGTCTTCTACTTTTTTAAAGAATACTTCTGAACTAACTGCAACTTCATTATCATTATAAAGAGCTTCATCCCATTTAAGAACTCCAAAAGGAGTAACTGATTTTGTAGTATAAATAACATTATCTATTTCTACAAAGTTATCAATGCTTGCTTTAATTCTGTTGTTATATTTTGTCCAGTTATTTTTGTAAAGTAAATGACAAACAAAAGTTGTATCATTAACTGAACTATCTAATGGAATTGATAAATAAAATCTTCTATTAAAGTAGAAACAAACTGCTTGTGTTTGGTTTGCTATAGATATAGTATAAAGAGTTTCTTTAATCTCATCTGAAATAACAGAACTATTAACTCCAAGAACTCCTGTTTGTTGGTCTTTGAATCCAATAGCTCTAACTTCTCTCCCTGTGAAGAACCAAATATCATTCTCAACCCAAGTAACTGCCTTATTAGAAGTAGCTCCATAGTTTCCTGATTGTAATTCCAACTTAGGTAAATATAATGAAGTAATCGAATCGTATATAAATGTAAGTTTCCAAGTGGTATCTCTTTTGAATACTAATAGTTGTCCATAGTAGTTTTTCATAGCTGTAATAGAATCAGTCCCTAGTGGTTTAACAATATCTGTTCCTGTAAAGGTTGTGAAATCTCCTGTATTAGAATAATACAAAGTAAGTGGTTCTGCAATTACACCTGAAACAAATAATTTATCTTCAAATATTTCTAGTATGTTTCCCTTTGGAATTGCTGCAACGTCTGTAAAAGTAGTACCATCCCAAGTGAAAGGAGTTTCTGCTGTATTAGAACAATAAAGTTTATCATCATAGACAACATAACCAAATTCTTTATCTGCTGTATAGCTTCTCGAGATTGTATGAACACCAGATTGTGTTCCTGAAGTATTTATTGCTGCACCACCAACTGTTTCTGATATTTGGAAATTATCAACTGTTAAACCAGAAGAAATTACATAGTATACTGTATCAGGAGTAATTCCAGTTGGTAATGCTCCTGTAGTGGAAAAAACTACTGTAGAATTTAGTATAAGTCCATGTGCTACTGATGTTATAACTCCAGGTGTTGCTATTGTGATAGTAGCAGTTCCTATTGTATTCAAATCATCCCATACTCCTGTAGTAGTGTTGTAAGTCTGTAATTTAGTATCAAGAACTCTAATAAAATAAGTAGTTCCATCTTTCTGTTTATATTCAAATGGTGAATGAGCTTTAGATGTTTCTACAACTCCGTATAAGGAAGAACCAGTATCTTTAGAAAGATAACCAGTTTCAACAAAATTCATATTTATAGGAACACTTCTTCCTGCACTATCATCTACGTCAATTTCCTTAGATAAATCTTTTTTTATTATTACAAATTTTTCCTTTTTATAGCTCATTATAGTAGTCTTGTATAAGTAAACATTTGTCCTCCTCTTTGGTTTCCTTCTTCATAATTACTTTGAACTGATTGTTTCTTTACCATGTAATTTTCATACTTAGCAAAATATTTATCAGCTAACTCTTGGTCTTGTAAATCTTCGTATGCTCTTGCAATTATTCCGTAAACAATACACTCGTGGAAATATTCATCTATCTCAGGGTCTTGTGTAGTAGTAAGATTTGCGTAGGTTGGATAATATTTAATTTCTAGTGAAGCTGTTGAAGTTGGAAAACTTTTAATTTCTCCACCTTCAAGAGTAATCATTCTACTTAGAGTTTCATTATCAAAATCCTCAATAGAAACTTCTTCAAATATATTATCTGAGGAGTCTTTTGCTGAACCATAAAGAGTACCAAATAGGGCTGGTAAAGTACCAACACCAGAAGTAAAAGCTATAGTAGCTGATAATACTTTATTGCTTGTAAAAACTCTTTTAATAATGTCTTGATAAGTAAGATTTGCGTATATTAAAATAGTAGCATCACTTATGATTTCATTTGTTTCTTCTAATAATTTTGCTCTTGAGAGCGATGTTATCTGATTTGTCGATAATTGCATTTTTATATTTAGGTTATGTTAATAATAATCCTAACCCCACTCTCCATGTAGGAGAGCAGAATAGAACTACTAGCTAAATTAGCTGAGTGTACACCTAAGCACAGCTCCATGTGCACGATTTCCTGCGAATACTTTTCGTCCCCATACAAGTAAGCCTTTTGCTGTTGTAATGAATGAGTCTTCTGAAGCACCTGAAGGAATAACTGATGTTTTCATGATTTGTAGAGCGAAAGCACAGTATTTCTTGCTTCCTGCTACGAACCAGTAACCAGTTGTGTTATCACCTGAAACTAATTCAGATGTATAAATCTCGAATCCTGCAATAGAACCGATAAGTCCTTTCTTAACCACATTGTCATATGCTGATGCAACTGCTGGAATAAACTCAGGAGCTTGCATTAGTATACCTTCAAATTGTGAGTTAACAACCATAAATCGTCCTTCTTTTGGAGAAAGAGATTTACCTAGAGCTGTACGAACTGCAACAATTTTTTCATATACATTAGATTTTGTAACTGCTAGAGCTACAGCACCTGCGATAGAGAAAGCAGCACCTGCTGATATAGCACCACCTGTATAGGCTACACCATCAAGGTCTTTAATAGTGATACTTGTTGTTGATGTAAATGCAGTAACAAGGAATGAACCTGTCAATCCTGTTGCTGTAAATATTCCACCAACCATTCCTGCTGTGAAGGTTGTACCTGAACCTGTAACCACACCTGTAGTAACAGCAATTTCTACTGTACCAGTAGCATAAGCTGTACCAACCATATTAGCTGCATTTACGTTTTTCCTCATATATAGAAGAATGTCTGTATCAATCAAAGTTGACATATCATTCTTAGTGTTCATAGCATATTCGCTAATAGCATCTATATCGTTTTGTATCTTATCAACATCATCAACTCCGAAGGAGAAGTAATATTGCTGGTCGATTATAAGGTCTTCGTATGTAGGTGTAAGTTCTTGCTTAACCAACTGCATACCTTTTGTGTACTCAGAAAGAGAAATCTTTCCTGCTGTACGAACACGAACTCTATCACCTGAATCTTTAATAGCACCTTCGTAGGTAGTATTAGTGATACTTGGGTAAAGAGTGTCATTGTAGAGTAAATCTACAAGTTTTAATGAATACTTTATTGGTGTAAAAGCAGCCATTACTGGAGTAATAATTTGAGTCATTTGTTTTTTGTTAAATTAAATTTTAAACTTATAAATGACATAAATTTGCTATATTTTACCAGATGAAATATCTTCGTTAAATTCTTTAGATAGTTTTCTGAATTTTGTAGGACTTTCCTTCGCCATTCTATCCCAATCTTCGAGAGTTCTACTTACTTTCGTTTCTTTATTACTACTTGAAGTAGACCTTTCTAAATCAACTTGTGATTGTTTCTTTTCTGATTCTTTAGCACCTATATCTTTAGCTTGGTCAAATAAATGAATTTTGGCAATATCCCCTAGGATTTCCTCAATGTTGTCTGGAACACTTCTTGGATTAAAATATTTGCTTTTAAATTCATCCTTTGTCTTTGCTAGTTCTGGGTATTTTTGAATAGTAGATTCTAATGCTGAATTCCACTTATTTTCATGATATTGTTTCTGAGCAAAAGCATATGCAGGGTCTTTTTGTAGGTTTTCTGCCGCCTTTCTAGTAACTGTATCAGTATAAGCTATTAAATTCTTCTGTGCATCTTCATCTAGTTCTTCAAAACCAGGATAAAGGGTATCTATGTCTTGTTGAGGAGCTTTAGGCTCAACAACGGTGTCTTTTAGCTCGAGTTCCTTTTTAAGAGTTTTGTTCTCATCTAAGAGCCTTTGGGCTTCCTTAGAAGACTCGCTAAACTTTTTTGAGTAATCAATAGCTGATGCGACATTATCTGCTACTGCGTTTGGAGAGTTTTCTATCTCTTGCGTTCCTTTATCGTTTTCTTGAGGGTTGGCTTCTTCAGCGACCTCAACTTCTTCAACTACGGAGTTTGCTTCTTCTTTTTCCATATATTTATTTTCCGTCTTATTTCTAAGGTTTGGAATATTATTTATAATTAGCTTTTGAATGGTACTATAACCATATATTTATTTCTTTACTAATGCTTCTATTGATTTCTTAGCAGCTAACTTTTCCATCAATGGACTATTAATAAAATTCAATATCTTTTTAATAAACCGAACTTCCACCTTTCTGAATATTTCAGCTTCTTTTGATAGTTCGATGTCTGTTAATCGTGAAACAGCTATATCTAATTCGTATTTCAACCACTCTTTATATTCTTTCTGAGTAATCTTTCTGCCATTTAAAGCATCTTCCCACTCTCTAAATGTTTTCTTTTCTTCTTCATTAAGAGCTTCAAAGTTTTCAATACCTAATTTTTCTATTTCCTGTTCTAGATTCATATGTTTTGTTGATTTGCATTAGTGCTTTTAATACTATCTTGTGGGTTATTAACAGAGCTTGGTGCTTCCTGTTCTGTATTGAGTGGTTGCTGTGGATTTTCTGCTGCCATTATGGCTTCTATTTCTTCAGAAGAAAAATCTAATAATTCTAGTTCTTTCTTTTTAGCTAACATTAGAGCAGTTCTATTAGTAGCAAATGAGTTCTTGATGTATTGAATTTTCTTTAAATCAAAGTCATCAGCAATACTTGAATCTGCTTCCATCTCTACAACTACTTCGTAACCTTCAGGAGAAATCCAATCTGTAGGAGCAATTTCTTTTGTATAATAGTTTCCATCACCTCCTTTCTTACTAATCTTAATACTTCCATTTGAGTTAGCTTTAAGTAATTCGTAGAAGATAAGTCCTAGTTCTTTCCAAGCAGCTTTATAGTTTTTAGATACAACTTGATTAATTCCTTTTGATTGAGCTAATGAAAGTTGAATTTGTCCAAGTGTTTGTTCTCCTTTTTCTTTAACTCCTCTTTCTAATGGAGTTTGTGCAACTGAGGATTGAATTAAATTCTTTAACCAAGAGATTTGATTTGAAGTATCATTTAGTTTTTCAATCTTAACTTGTTTAATTATCTCATCAGGATTTCCAGGGACTCCGTACATACCGAATGGCTTAGGGTCAAAAGCTCTTGGTTGGAAAGTACCATTCATTGTATTAAAGAAGTACATTCCAAAGTTAGCATATGTTCTATTCTCTAAGTCTTGAGAAATATACATATTAGTAATCTTGTTGAAAGTTCTAATATTATCTGCAATTCCATCTGACCATACATCTGTTATGTCAGGGTCTGAAGCCCAAGATACAATAGGTAATCTTTTAATACCAGTTGCTTCCTTTAAAGTTTTATTAGATAGAACAACGCTGTCTGTAGCGATTGTTCTTAGGTGTCTAACGAACTTCTTTTCTTCTTCATTCCAAACAAGTTTATAAGATTCATTAAGTTCAATCATTACATCTGATGCACCATAGTCATCAAAGTTATAAGCTCCTAGATTCTCTAATCTTTCTTTCTTTGCTTCGTAGGCTTCAGTATCACTATTAGCTTTAATAATCCCATGTTCTGAATCAAGATACTGTTTAAGTTCATTCTTTGCTTCTTGGTCATAATTAGGGTTAGCTAAAATTTCTTTTAGTGAACGATAGATATGGGTATGAATTATATAACTTGCTGAACTTATATCTAATGGATTTACTCGTGGGTCTATTTCAATATCGTATGGGTCAATTAAATCTATAAAGATTTTATTCTTATTCATTCCAACTTTCTTAAAACTTCTTCCTTGTAGTCCAACAACTTTTTTATCAACATTATCAAGAATGTCTAAATTTAATCTATCGTAATAATACTTATAGATTTCATTAACAAGTATTTCACCTGTTTTATTTTTATTAGTTTTTCCTCTAGTTTCAAATTTAAGTTTTGGTGGTTCATCTATCTTAGAAATCCAACTTGAGATTGTTTCTCTAATAATAGGAACATTAACAGGCTGACGTTGTGTCAACCTATTAGTGTTTACCTTATCTCTATAGAGAGAATAATTTTCATTCCATTGTTTAAATCTACGTTCTTTAAAAGCAACAGATTCATCTTTATCTCTTTTATGCTCTGCGATTATTGTTTCGTTATCTTGCATTATTTTTTATAATTAATTATAAACTACTGTTACGTCTGCTGTTCCTCCTATTGTTATATAACAACCTTCAAAGAAATCTGCATTACCTAATTTAATAAATCTATCAAATGTAGTTAGGGCTGATGTTGCTGGAAGTGTTATTGTAGAGAACATTAATGGTGCTGGATTTAATCCACCTAATATAGTATCTGAACCCCATGTTCCATTTGTAAGTGTAGTTGAAACTGTTATTGAATTAGATACTTTATCGTATGTTTTAGAAATAAGAGTTTGTTCTGTATCTGAGTTAGTTGAACCTGCTAGATATGGATGAGCTATTGTTCCTGTTGAATAATTTGTCCCTTCTGTTGCTCCTTTATCTATTGCTAGTTTAAAGTTATCTAAAGCGTTAGCTGTTGCTGCTCCGAATAACACTTGATTTGTAATAGCTGTAGCTCCTGCTGTTTCTGATAATTCTGATACCCATGTATAAGTTATATCTCCTGCTGTTACTGTAGCTGCTGCTGTTGTAACTCCTGCTACTGGTACTGCTGCACCGAAAGCATAGTTAGCCATTGTTTCTGTAGTATCAACTGCATTAAGATAGTTACCTGGTTGTCTTGCTACAAATAATTGTGTTGTAGCTGTGTTAGTATGAGCAACCCAATTAGGGTTTACTACTGTTGCTGTGGAATATTCTGTTCCTGCTGTTGCTCCTGCATTAATTGCAAGTTTAATATTGTCAAGGAATACTGCTGCTGATGTTTCCCAAAGAACTTGGTTAGCAACTGATGTTGCTCCTGATGTTTCTGAAAGTTGAATTACTCCTGTATAAGTATTATCTCCAAGTGTAAATGTTGCTGCTTCTGCTGATACTGATGCTATTGAATCTCCTGTACCTCCACCAAATGTAGTATCTTCCCATGAAGTTCTTGTTGCTGTTCCTACTGTAGGCATAGCATTGATTGCTGCTGTGTAAGTATCATCTCCAACTGTTCTTGCTACGAATGTTTGTACTGTATCTGTATTAGTTGTAGCATAAACGAATGGGTGAGCTGCTGTACCATGAGAATATTCTACTCCCCAAGTACCAGTTCCATTAACGGCTGCTTTTAAGTTATCTAAGAATGTTTCACCTGCTGTAGCACCTGCTGTATATAAAATTTCGTATGGTGCTGATGTTAGTGCTAATACTGCTGTATATTTTACTGTTCCTATTGTTACATAGTTACCTGCTACTGGAGCATCTATTGTAAGTTTAGTTGTTCCATGTGAAGCCATTACTGCTGCACCTGAACTTGTAAGAGTTGCTGTTGCATGAGAAGCTGGAACAATAACATCTGTCATTGTTAGCTTAACAGTTCCTTTAACTCCTGCTGTTGTAGCTGTAAGTCCATCATTAACTGTGATAGTTCCACTTGTATGTGAATTAACTACGATACCTTTTAATTGTCCTGCACCTGTAGCTGCTTGCCCTGATGCACTCATGTTTTTATAAAAATTTTTCATTATATTTTTTGGTTTGTAAAGTAACCACACTTAGTATTAATATTATTAGTATAGCATACTTTTAATCATTTGTCAAGTCTTTTTTAGTTATTTAGAATCCAAATTCTTCATACATAGGAGAAACACCTTGAGTCTGGTAAGAATCGTTATAGGCACTCATCCTAATAGGTTTTTGTGGAATCTTCCAAACAGCTAAAGCTAATGACATAATCCTATCATCATGCTTTCCGTCAGGAACTTTAATAAGGGTACTACCAGTATTGCTTAGTTCATAGGTCATAGATTTAAGTTCTGTTGTTAGGACTTCATCGTCAGGAATTTTAATTTTATCTTGCTCTAATAGTATTTGTAAATTTCTTAATAAATCAGTTCTACTAGCTCTATTAAACCTAAATGGAGTAATATTCATTCCTCTAGCATTTAAGTCATCAAATATAGGTTCTCCAACACCTGTTGAATCAAGTACAATCATGCCTTTATTATGCTTTAAGTAGGCATTTTCAATTCTAGCCTTCTGTAGGTTATAATCCATCTGGTTAAAGGAATCCTGCTTCATTAGGTGGAAATCATTTAGATTAAATGGAGATATAACAGTAAAGTCATTGTATTTAGCCAAGTCTACTCCTAATTGATACATAGCCATTTGTTTAGGTTGGTATTCATCATATTTATAGGTATTTTCATCAACTCTCTTAAAGAATCCTAATCCATTATCTAGGAAGGTACAATAATACTCCTGTTTGAATAAATCTGCAGGCATTTCTTCTTTAGCATCTATTAAATCTTCTTTTGATAGTGCTCTAGTATTTTCAACTGTAAGAGTTTCATTAAACCAGTTATCATTCTTCTTAATATCATTCATTAAATCCCAAGCATGGTTAGTTCCACGAGGAGTCATAATAAATACAGCCCAACCTCCATTTTCTCTAAGAATAGGAGTGATAAAATTCCACACATCAGGTTTCATAAGGGAATACTCTGAAAATACTACTCCAATAGGGTTAGTTCCAACAATACGGTCAATGTTATCAGCTCCAACCATCTGTAAAATAGACCCATTTACTAGCTCTATTATCATATCTGACTGGTTTATAGTCTTTACTATCTCTTTAGGAAAGTGGTCTAGGAATTTAAAGCCTGATTTATCAGCTCCAGTCCAAATAACCTTCTTAGCCTGTGAATATGTAGGTAGAAAGTAATAATAAGTACCAACTCTCTCCATCATCTTCTTTGGTAAGTTAGCAAATATAGTCTTATCTTTACCAGAACGTCTATGAGCTACCCAGAATAACCTCTTAATACCAGAATCCCAGGCTTTAAGGATAGGAATTTGATAATCTCTAGGTGTGAATTTAAAAGGTAATTTTACTATTATTTCGTTATTCATTAGTTATTTCTTCAGTTATAGCTTCTTTAATAATAGGTTGTGCTTCAATGGGGATAGGGTCTGCGTAGGAAACACTTTCAATTTTAATATCATGGGATACATTTTTATCTTCAATAACTTTAGTGGAATATCCAACATCCTTACCTAGTGTTGTAACAACTGTCTTAGAAACATCTACTACAACTCTTAACTTATCAATATCAACTTCTTCTTCTTCTGTTCCATCTTCCATTAGTTTCATCTTTGAATAATCCATTCTAAGAACTCTAGATAGATTCCTTTCTGCATTAGTCATCATAGAACTTCTTCGTAGCTTATCTTTCTTATCTTTAAACCATTTCATCTTTGACATATTCATAGCCGTATTTGGTGAATAACCAGCTAAATTCGCTGCCTTTCTTGCTGAAGGAACTCCAGCTCTCCAAGTCTTAACATATTCCTCCCAACACTTATCTCTACGATTTTGTGATGCTTCTCCTCCTGTGCTGTTTCTTAACTTAGGGTCTGTAACAATATTTCCAGCTCTTGAGATGTATACTTCTTCTATAGTACCATCATCAAGTGTAACAAGTTTGGTATTTTCCAAATCTTCAGGATTTAAAGAGTCTTTATCTATTATAATATCTTTTACTGTTTTAGGCATTACTTAGATGGTTTACTAGCTGATAAACTAATATTCTTACTAATTGACTTATTATCTAACATAACTGCTTCGGCAATCATAGCAATAACATGATTTCTAAACTCAACATTATTATCTAATGGTAGAGTGAAGTTTACATTTTTAACCTTCTTTTTAATCTTACCTTTAGCATCCTTTTGATGTAATTGTAGTGTACCAAAAATAGCTGGTTTATTTCCAACTAGAGTTTCCTTGTCTTCAGGAGACTTATAAATAGGAACATCTTGAATTGTTAATTGTAAACGCTTCACCTTGCCCTCGAACTGCTCATCTAAACTTATTGTTTTTTTATTCATAGGTATATTGTAACATAATATTAATCATTTGTCAAGTCTTTTAGTATCTAATATGTGGATAAACCTGTGGATAGTTGTGTAGATAAGTTTGTGATTTTAAATAAACCTCTATAAGGTTGTTGTTATTTTAGAAAGTTATTAACATGGTGTAAATTCCCTTGACATCTTCCTTTGAATATGTTATAATGGAAGTCTGGTGGAGAAGGTGGCTGAGTATGAGCCTCTCTAACTGGATGCCGATTAAATCATACGATTGCTCTAATTCTATACGGGGAGAGATTCTTTCAGGAAAAGAGCTACGATAATATCATTCAACAATCTGTTGTCCTTGTGATATTATGTTAACCTGTTACACGTCTATCGATATGAAAACAGAGAGAAGGACAAGGTACATGCCGAGAGAAAACGGAATAACATGTACTGTGTTTAATAGCTACACCATAGGCTATTGCCCTTTTCTACCAAGGAGAGGCTTTTTTTTTACTTAAAGTTAGATAACATATGGGTTGTTTTATGAGCGATTACCTGTATAGATAGGGTTTAGATATTTGTATTACATTATTATATGAAAATAGCTTGGAGGTAATTCTATCCGCTTTCCTATACCTTAATAAAAATAAAACCCACCTCCCGTCAACATTATTAAAGCATACTTTTCATCATTTGTCAAGGGGTAGGGGGTATACAATAGAATGACTAAAAAATATAGAGTGGCTGAAATTATAACACACCCTTTCATGGTTGTCAAGCCTTGTTGTCCTTCATGTTGGCTGGCTTAGATTCCCCAGCTAGGATAGAGACGGAGGAGTGCCCTCTAATAACCTATATCAGTCCATATCAGCTATCACAATCATGACTCACTTGACAAGCCAATCAATTCATGTCGTTGTACGACTATACATTACACCATACAACCCTTATCTGTCAAGGTTATAACATTTTAATGTCGTAAAACATAAAAGATATAACTATAATATATAATTAAAGAGTATCAATACTACCACTTACCCCATTTAAATGCAACCTAGAGCCATTTAGAGACTATCAGATTACCCTTGACTTGTGTTTTAACTTGTGATATTATGAGTGGTTTACTTAAAATAGTTATCCACAGTGCTATTATATCTTTTCTATGATATACTTATTGCATAACCAATCAATTAAGAAGGTTATAATAATATGGTAAT